TCATACGGTAGCGCGATTCCTGTCCGAAAAAGTGTCAATGACAGAACAAAACAGCAATGAAACCCTTACAATATCCTTACACCCAGACGCACTAACCAGCGACAAGGCCCACCTAAAAGCCATAAACGATTGATTTTATAGCCTAAATTTGGTCGGGGCGGAGAGATTCGAACTCCCGACCCTCTGCTCCCAAATTTAGGTTATTTTTTTACTTGTAAATTTTATCGTTAGTTATGAGTCGGTTACGTTATAACCAAGTCGTCATAATTCCACCAAAAACCCTCAAAAACCACCGTTTTCGATACAAAAACCTTACAGTGCGGGCACGGTATAGATTTCCCGAGTTTTAATGTCGACATACGCTATGTAGACGTTTAGCCGTTTTTGCAAATCTGTTCGCCCCCGATAAATGCGATCGCGTTTTTTGCGACCTGTATTAACGCGGCTAGAGTCTTGCTTGGCGTCAAACATCAACACCTCACCGCTTTCGTTTATTGCAATAACGTCGACCGGCCCTTGCGCCGCTGGTGGGCGAAAAACCCAGTAACCAAGTCTAAGCAAATGCTCGCATAAAATCGTTTCGCAGATTTGCCCATTTTGCTGACGGTAATCAGGCAATCGACTCTAGCCGTATTGCGTGACGTTCTGTCCGGTTTGGTGTTTGTTGATATAAGCGGGAATTGCGTAGCTCTCGAGCGGCACCATACCAATCGCCAAGCAAAATACATTGCCGATGCTTTTGAAATTTTGTGTAGCGAGGCATCCCAAGCTGAAACATTAGACTCGCGCAGGTTACTTTTGCCTCGATAGGTAACTCGTCAAAGTCAGGAAATAAGTAATGCACGTCGCGTAAAACCGACTCTATATCGGCCTCAAATAGTTCTGTAACGCGTTTGTCATCGATCGGGGTCCCTACAGGCATTCCAAACTCTCGGTCGCTCTCGACAATAAGATGCCCAATACCGCACGTCTTATTCCCGAGGTGATCGTCGTAAATTTCTAATAGCTTGCCCTCGTCGACCTCGAGGGTAAGGCGGAGCTCGTCGTCGAAACTCACTTCGTTAACCCCTTCGTCTTTTCTAGTGTTCGAAGCGAACCGATGCCAAGTAAGGAACCAAGTACGAATAGAAGGCTATCCATATCGAAGCTTGGGACCGGTAGGTGAAAACCCCATAAGGCCCCTGCCCACTCGACGACCGGCGCGACGATAAAATGAAATGCTAAGGCGGCGGCGCATACCCATCCGACGCACGGACGCCACCCGGCGACGAATACCGATCGGTGCGCGGCTTCGACCTTATTTATTTCGAGTTGCCCTAGCTGACCTTTAACGGCGGCTTGGGCAAGCGTACGCTCGAGGTCGCTTTTAGCTTTTTCGTTACCGGCTTTATCGGGAACGACGCGATCGAGGACCTCGCCGACGATCGGTAATAGCGAAGAAACGAGAGGTATCATGGGTGCTTTCCATTGTGGATATGACGAAGGCCCGAAACTTCAGATTCGATGACGGAAAGACGCGCTTGGACATCAGCCATGACCATCGCCCGGTTTTCGCGCTCTTTTGGCGAAAGCATCTCTCCGTATGTGTTTAACGATTGAGCGTGATTACTCAGTTGGACCTCTTGTCTATCGGTAGATTTATCAAGACCCCGGATGCGGTCCTCTATGTCATTAATAATTTTATTGAGATTTCTGACTTCCCACCGAATAACACCAAAGGCAGCGGCCAAGGTACAAAGGGTCGTGCCAAGACTTATCAAAAGTCGCGGATCAAACTCCACGACCTGTAAACCTTTTTACGGTCTCAGATTCCCAAATTCTTAGACCTAACCAAACAATTGTAAAACCGGCTGCAATGTCAGGAAGCACAGAAAGCACCGCGCCCCCGGCTGCACCAACTGCAGACAAATCCAAAATTAACTTTGTTTCGTCTGTCATGTGGAAATACCTTTTTGAGGTTTTTTGACGCCAATCAACGCGGGAGATGTGCAAAATCCGGCGGCTGACTTTATAAAAATCGTCCAAGTTTTTTCACTGATAAAAAAAAACATCTCTATGCCAAGAAGGTTTGTACCTTCGTAAACCAACTTTTCGTCGTGTTCTGCCGCTTTTGATTCCGCTGTTTCAAAATCGGAAAAGCAATACATTGTTTCTTGAGCTTGTGACGGACGCATAAAAAAAACCGCGACAAACGCGGTTAAAATAGCGAGGCAAAAAAGTTTTGCTGTCATTCGATTTCCGGCCAATCGTAAAGCACGCCTGACTTTGTAACATTGCCGTCGTCTTCGCTCGTGTAAGTTACAAACAACTTAGCTATTGCGTCAGTATCGGCAGCGTCCGCAATCGCCTCTTCCATTTCTGTCGCCTTTGCGCGAATAGCCAACCGCCACGCCGCTATGTCGTCAGGTATTGTTGCGCCAGTGTCGGCGTTTCGGATTACAGCCCAATCGGTTTGAGATAGCAGTGCGCCTTGCTGTAATTTTACTTCAGCAATTAAATTTGATTTAACGCCCGCAATAACGACCTGATTGCCTTTGTCGTCGAGCACAGGGGCGTCGTTTTTGTCAACCGCGTTTATATCGTCGAGCAATTTTGCAACGGCGTTTACTGAACCGTCGTCGTTATAGCTCCACGTATAAAGTCGGCGATCTGGCGGCGCTTCCTGAACGATCTCGGTTATGCCGTGCTCGGCTTTTTCGTCAGCGGTCCAGATTTGCCAGTTAGCGGGATGCTGCGTGCCGTCGGCAGCAACCCACGCTTTACCCGGTCTGATGGTTTTACCGTCGACTTTAAATATTGTAGCCATTGCTCCTCCTAGCGCATAAAAAAAGCCGCGATAAACGCGACTGAAAGGGTAAGGTATAAAATTCTACTCATCTGGCAGTTGCTGTTTTAAACGGCGTCTCAGCAAATGCCATATATATTATAGTAGCACCGGATTCATTTACTGCGTGGTCTGTTGTTCTTGCTTTAAATCCATTACTTAACAAATCAATTTGATATCCTGTTGTTTCTGCAGTGGTAAGATTTGCAAATACAGTAGCATTAGCTACATTAAACGGTGATCTTACATTATCAGCAATAGGCCATGAATCTCCGGCGTTTGTTGCATTTTTTGTAAGAACGAAAGCAGGGGAAAATCCACAATCTACAAAAGGACCGTCTGCACTTCCATTTCCAGTGTAGCTTGAAAATTTTGAGTAGCCTTCCACCTCTGCAAAACAGTAAGCAACGAACTGACCACTGCTGACATTGACTGCCGAAGCGGTGCCTATTGAAAAAACTGATGACGTTGGACTTGTATCTTGCCAGCGTGTTGACGATGTCTGCGCTGCATCGCTTTTATTTAAAGATAAAGTTTTTGTTGGACCTATTGCACTAAAAAAACCTTCCCAGTTTGTAACGCTTCCTGAAGTCCGCTCTTTGACCAAAATAACATCAGGGGCAACACCAAGCCCGTGACCGACAGTAGCGTTCGATCCTGTACCTGTGTAGGTGCATATAGAAAATCCTGCCGTTGTATTTACAGATGTAGACGTTGTGTTGATTGTACCATCTGTGTTGCTGCTGCCGCTGCCGTTGGCTTTCCACTGCCATGCGACATAATTTTCAGATGAAGTATTTACTTTGTCATCATCACCCAATGCGAAACCGTCCGACTCGAAAGCCGTCAGCGTGTCAGCGTCGGTGCTTTCTGCCGACGTAGCGTCAGACGATATAATTTTCGTTGCGCCACGAACAGCATCCGTAAGGACATGACTGTCTGCTGCGCTGCGGTTTTTGATCCAGACCCAATCAGGTTGAAAAGTTGACAAATTACCAGATTGACTAATTGATTGCGTTGATCCGTTGCCCGTGTACAGAGTGCTTTGAAAATATTGGGATGGATCTGCAATTGCTGGGTCTGATAGGTTTGAGACATTCAGCGCTTTTGCACCTGTTGGTGGTGTGTATGTAAAACCTGTTTGACCAAAATTAGCAGTAATTTGTCCTCCTCCTTGCGATGAAAATGCAAACAGAAAGTTACCTGATAGTCCAGTGAATGCCACACCTTGGGATACGTTGTTATGATAAAAAGTTAAGCTTCCACCATTCAATTGAACGCCAATAACGTGACCGGCACTGCCAGCGCTTCCGTAGCTTGTTGCTGTGCCATTATTTACTTTGCTGGGAGCGGGTGACCCAGACCAATTTGTTCTATAGGAGAAACCATTTTCTTCATTGCCAAGCCTGCTTTCACTTGTTTGAGACAAGCCGGGATCGTCATCTGCAATAATGCCTACCTCCCAAACATGTGAACCCGACCCTGTGGCATCTATTGTAAATTCAGCATAAAAATTTTCAGTTGCTGGAAAACTAATCGTTGATCGCTCTATACCTGATCCGTTGCCGCTTCGAAGCGCCGTAAGATTACCATTAGATAGCGTTGCAGGATTTACAGTTGCTGATATCGCGTTGAATGTTGCAGTATTATTTGTCGGGCTATCGGTAACCTGATCCGCCGCAGTTAAGCCACTGCTGGTGAAATCATTGTTATTGCCTGAGAAGTCTTCCCCTAGATCACTAGCTGTTGCGCCTGTGATGTAGAAGCCGTTGGTTCCGTAAGCACCGCTGTACTTCTTCGGAATCCACACACCATCGTCTTTCGTTTCTCCGAAGCCGCTCGGTGCCAAACTTGACCCATCAACGTGATTTATTTCAGCAAGGTAGCCGTCAAGATACTGACCTGCGCCGACCAGTTTTCCAATATCGTGTTCGCCGGTATTGTTAAATGAAGTTTCAAAATTAAGTGTGGGATTGCTATCAGTTCCAAAGTCAGTGATCTCTGATCCATTGAGATAGAGACGAAGCCTGTCACCAGCAGTTGAATTAGTTGTATCAACTCGCAGCACTATGTGCATCCAAGCACCGGGATCACGGAATAGCTGAGTAGTAACGATGCGATAGTTTGATCCGCTGGTGTTAAAACCAAGCGTCTCCGCACTTAAAAACATGAGCCAATCATCAGCACCGGCTGAAAATATGGGCTGGTTTGCGCCGGTTAGATTTGCTCTTTTTACCCAACAGCTAAATGTAAACGTGCGGCGATCACCTGCGCTGCTGGGGGTACGATTAAGATAAGCAGAATCATCGTCATTAAACCTTATACTTTGATCAATTATATGAACGCCGCCCTGCCCTGACGCGCCAGCAAGTATGTTTGACCCGATAACCATTACGAATAATTTGCCGTAAAGACGCAGTGAATGCTCGAGGTTGTTCGCACGACGTAATCTATTCGGTCGACCGCAGATGCTGTCGTCGTAAGCGTCGGCGCTGTGCCGCCAACAAAATCATATTGCGATCCATACGAAAGCGTTCGCGACCCGCTACCGTCTTGCACAATAAAGATCGACCCGCTTTGCCCCGCCGTCAGGTTGCTAGGATTTGCCAGCGCTCGGTTTCCGGAGAGCGTTACGACAAAGTTATTACTCGCCGCCATATCTAACGCAATTGACGAGCCGTCTGTAAGCGTTGTGATCTCGCCGCGTTGACCAGCGGTAAAGGTCTGGGCTGCGCTCGTAAGCGCGTTATTTGCGATCGTGATGCTAGCAGTGTCTGCCGATTGATCGAGCGTAAACAGCGTTATAAATGCGTCGTTGTCCTCGTTACGTATTTTTAAAATGTTATTTGCCGAGTCGTACCAAAGCATATTTGAATACGTCGTCGACGGGGCAGTTGCGCCAGAGTTAACAGAAACAATTGCCGACAAAGCGCTGTTTAAATCACTGCGAAAATCTGGGAAACCTTGGTTTGCGATAACATAATCATGCTGCGCCATTTAAAAGCCTTTCGCTAAATAGTCGAACGTGCGGCTGATGCCTGTGCCGCTGGAGTTAAAAAACTGTATTGAGAAGCCTGTCGCCGACTTTGACGTAATCGAATAAAAGTCACCGGTCGCAAGCCCCTGTGCTGAGATGCCTATTGCGGGCGTTGTCTTGAACGTCGTGCCAAACGTCACCGCCTGCCCGCTCGCAGCGGCCACAATGTCTGCGTCGCTTTCTATTCGATCCGGTAGATCGATTTCGGCAGTTAGGGCGGAGATAACCGGCGTCACCTTGTTGTCGAGCGAATTAAGCGTTGCGCGAAACTTGAAAGCCCGAGCGGTAAACTCTCCGGCGTTAAACGACGAGAAATCTGTATATGTCGCCGATCCAGACGGGTCGTCTGTGGTCGTTGCGACCTCAAACGCGACGCTCGAGTTACTTGGGGCGTCGCCGTCAAACGCGCCAGACGTTGCATCGAAATTGCCGCTAAGACCATCGAACAGCGTATGACGATCGGACACTGACATAGTTGGACTAATTTTAACCTGCGCCGTATAAGTTGCGCCTAGATCAATATGCGTTGCAAAATCATATGTGCCGGTACTCGCAACCGACGATGTTGCATTTGATCCGTCAAAAAAACCGGTCGCACTGTCAAAGTTGCCCGACGCGGCATCGATGAGTGCTGTGCCGGATAGCTGCAACGCACTATCTAAAAGCACGACGTTAGACTTCGCGCCCTCAAAATCTGGATGCTGTGCGCTTGATGCGACCGCGTTAAGATTTCCGATCGCAACAATGTTTGTTGATACGACTGTTGCAATCGCGCTTTCTTTGCCGATTTTGTCGCGGGCTTTAATTAGGTACGAGCCGACGCGAGCGGGGACCGTAACGCTTGTCGCCGGTCGCGCTACCTTTTCGACAAGCGGCACGCTGTTCGGCCAATCCGCCCCGCTTGTCGCGGTACTAAATCGAATAATGTAATACTCAAGATCGAGGTCGCTCACCGCGTTCCATGTTAAGTGCGCTTCCGAGCCGACGATATTTACCGCAAAGCCGGTAACGTTCGACGGCGGCGCGAGCTCGCCAACTACGTCATGTGTTGCGGTCGCGTTGTCAGAGCTAACGCCTGCCGCGTTGATTGCTCGAGCTCGTACTGTGTAGTTTTCGCCGCTAATAACGTTTGGCACTTCGTAATTTAAATCGGTGCCGCGTCCAACGAGCCTAAAGTTAGCTTCCGACGTCTTTTTAAACTCAACCTCAAACTGATCAAGCGCAAAGTCAGTCGTCGAGGCCGTAAGTGCAATATTTAGCCTTACGTTAAACTGGCCGTCTGCATAACTTACGAGCTCGTCGCTTAATGCGATCGACGGCGCTGTGACTGTAAAAGCATCCGGTAACGTCGTATTCGGTGCCGGGTCGATAGTCGTTTCTTGGCCCGCATTAAAATCAAATACCGCTGAGGCGTATTCTTGCGCTGTAATTGTAACGCCGCCCTCGACTTCAAATTCCATTTCGAGGACTCGAAATTCCTTATTAGAAAAACCAAAACGACTGTTTGTTAAACGTATAACGTCGCCAACGCTGACATTAAGCGCGGCATAGTTACAGGTCATTTGCACGACAATCGATTGCCGTGACTTCTCGAGTATAATTTTTGCTAGCCGCTGCGCCCGAGTAACGTCAATCGTAAACGGCAGCACGATGTCGCGTGTAATCGTCTCGCCGTCCGCTGTTATGTAACCGGAGTTAGTTACAAGCGGGAAATCGGTTTCTTGGTAAAACTGATACGGTGACGTAAACGTGCCGCGCACCTGATTAAATAGCTCCCGCCTAGAAAACTTTGGCCGCACCTGTATTGGCCCTGCAAGAATGTCGTCGTCAAAGCTCGCACTGTGCGATACCGCCGCGCCAGCGAAGACATGGTACTTACCAGCCTGATAAACCGTGTCGCCCGCCATCGACGACATAATCTCTTCCATTGCCTCTACGGGTTTGCGATCAAGCTTTATTGCGCCGTCTGTGGTGTAACGTAGCTGCGCGTTTTTGGTAATCGTATGCGTACCCGAGCCCGTCGATGTAATGTCGATCGCAGTACCGGCGATTGCGTTGGCAAGCGTTGTTGCAAGCTTTGCGGTCGCACCTGTCGGGGTTGTCGGAATGTAGAAGTAATTTGTCGAAGCCGATAAACCGCTCGGCAGTGACCCTGTGGTCGAAACCTGAACACGATCTCCAAGCTCAAACTCTTTTGATGCCGTCGCCCGTGTAATTATGTCTGTTGTTGCAGCGGTAAAAGTGTCGGCAACGGACGTGATCGTAACGTATTCATCGCAGATATTTGCAGCGGTGGTAATCGACGTTGCATCAACTTCCGCACTGGTCGCGCCAACGCCATCCGATGACATCAAATAGTCTCTGGCAATAAGCGCCGGGTTGCGCGTCCAACGCGTTTGACTATCCCGCGTATCAAAAACCTTTTTGCCTCGCACGACGGCTTTGATGTTTGGTAATCCGCTTGGGAATATTTTGACGTCAAATTCCAGCCGCACGTAGATATAGGCAACGCCGCGCAGTCGGTGGTTTGTCGTCCACGCGCTTACCTCGCTAACAAGATCGCTGTCAGCGCTTTGGTCCGATGCGCCTAAGTGCTTTTTAATCCTGACTTTGCCGCTATAGCGCCCTGACGTTACATTGCCAGAGCCGTCAAGCATTGCCTCGGTCACTTCCTGATCGCTTATAAATACGGATTTTATTGCCTCGCATTCATGCCCTGCGAGCGGAATAACCAAATGCAGAAACTTATTATTGGTGCCTGTCGATGCGGCAAATACAATAGGTCCGGAGCTAACCATCTCGCCATAAATAAGCCGACGGGGCGCAACGCTTGATCTGATTAACTGGTTTCGGTCCCGCGTCTCGGCGGTAAAGTCAAAATCGGGTTGCTTAGGTGTCGGCGCTAGCAGTGAGCTTGCGACAGACAAGCCAAAAACTGCAACCGCTGCAACCGGACCACCGGTAAAAAAAGCAACGGCTGTAGGTATTGCCGCTCTTACAGCCGATTTAACAAAACGCTTTAAGCTAAAACCCATTGCCTAGACCCCTAAACCCGCCCCCAAATAAGCTCCTTCTCAACCATTTGAGGCACAAACTCGAAACCCTTATCGTTGCTAAAAGCGACTTGCTGGTCGGCGTTGTTGTATCGACGAATCCGTGGCCTTTCCCAATCGACTAATCGGCTCTCAACTGTCATAGAAAGCGTCGCAGTTTCTCCGGCCTCGATATTGATCTGATTAATACGGCCTTTAAAAATCTCTACCGGATCAGCAATGAGCGCGTAGCTGTCATTTAGAAAACCTTGGAACAACGTTACGAACCGGTTCTGATAATTTTCGTCGAGCGATATTGATAAAAGCGCGGTCGGTATGCCGGATATTGAAAGCGTTACCGTATATGTCTGTAAATCGACGCCTTCCTCGACAACGCTAAACCCGGCAAAGTTGCCTATGCCGTCGTAAGTCTGACTGTCGTAAATGATTGCGCGATCGGCACCTGAGTAATAAACGGTGCCACTGTCAAACTCCATTTTAACCAGAGTTACAGGCCGCACGACATCGGCAGCAACAGCCGTTTGAACGTTAGATGTAAGCGACCGGGTCATATGACCTCTACAGCGCTAAAACTAATCCCGATCGTTTGCGCTAGCGTTTCGTCCCAAGTTACTGCGTCAGATGTCAGGCGCATTACGCAGGCAGGGCTTGCCGTAATAATTGCCGCGTCGTCGGCGGGACTTATGCGAATAGACGGCTCGATCGTAAAAGTCGCATTGCCCGACCCGTCAGAATTTGCGTCGGCGACGACCATATGCAGCGATCGAGCGCTTGAAGTCGCGTAGGCAAGGTAATCGCCTGCTTTCATAACGCCGGTAACGCTTGCAGACCATCCGTCAGTAACAAGTGTATTTCCGGTTTGCGACGCGCCGTTAACCAGCGGCGTTCCGCCAAGCGCACCTTGCGCGGTTTTACGCGCTGGATCGTAGCCGTAGAAACTATTTGCTTGCCCGCGTAGCTTAGTCAAAAACGAAAGCCATACACCGGACTCAGACGGCGTCAGGGGCGGCACGGTATATGTTGCGTACCATCTTGCCCCTGTAAGCTCTACGACTTGCGTAGCGCCGCTTAAAGGGCTTTGAAACACCTGTGTGTTTGATTGCAGACCAAAGCTTGCGCTAGATACCGTCGGCGTTGTTGGCAAATCGTACGTAGTCATCGACGCCCCGATATTTTTGCGTAATTACCGCCTCGATCGATTGCCTGAAAAACGCTTGAGAAAGTTTCGGCTTTTATGCGTTGCGCCTCGTCGCGCAATAGCTGCACGGTTGCCGGATTTGCGCCGCTGAAATCAAAGCTTTGATTTACAGTTACGTTGCCGCCTAAGCTTTCATTAGGGAACACGGTCGCGCCGCGTCGACCGGGAACAATAAGCTCAGGCCCCCGCTCGCCGACAATTGCGGGACGGCCTCCCGCCGCATATCCGCCGTCCGCAAAACCTAGCGCCGGAGCGCCAGCAAACCCGCTTGCAAACGTACTGCCGCCGCCAAAAAACCCGCCAAGGCTACTACCTAAAAACGAGCTCAAAGGACCGATTACGCTTTGCTTTATTTGCATCCGTAACAAGTCGGAAATAATCGAGCTTGCCATTTCCCTAAACGCGTCTTTCGCGCTTTTTGTGCCGTCGATAATTCCTAAAATAGAGTTTTCGAGGTTATCCATCGCCCGGACGCCGATGTTTTGCATTTGCCCGAATGTATCCTGTGCCTGACCGGCAAGCTCCTCGAGCGGCGTTTTTGGAAGTGTAAACGATGCCGAAAGCTTTTGCATATCGGCGTCGACGTTTGTCGTCATGTTTTTAGATATCTTTGCCGCTTCCTCGAGCTCAAACTCAAAGTCGTTTGTGAACGCCGACACGTCGTCCATAAACTCTTCCATTTTAAAAACACCAAGCTCTTTTTCTGTTGGCACATTTGCCGCTGCCTGACGGGGTGCTTGAGTTTGCTGCATCGCCGGGTTTGTGATCTGCGGCAACGCAATCGGCTTTTCAAGCTTTTCTATCTCCGCCCTTAACTTCGCTGCTTTTTGCTGCGTATTCGCAAGAGTATTAATAAACGCTGTATCATTCATGCCGCGACGACCACCGGCGTTTAACACCTTGTCGATGTCGGCAATTCTTTTCTCTAACTTTTCAAGCTGTTTTGTTTTCTTCTCGATCTCGCTGCGTTCGATGACGCCAAAAAACTTAGCTGCGTTTATTGCGCCTTCTATAAAGTTTTGCGCGATCTTAGATACGTCGCTCGCAAGCGTAGAGAAATCAACCTCTTGCATAATCCGCAAGACGGCTTGCATAAACTGTACCTGAATAACCTTAGACGCGAGCGTAAACTGGTCTTTTATTTTTTCAGCGTTACGCAAAAGGTTCTCGTCGATAATAAGCCCAAGCTTGCGGGCTTGCTCGATACCGGCGTCAATCTCTTTTAGCGAAAGCTTTGAAATTGCGATTCCAGCCGTCCGGCCAAAGGCTGCTGCCGATAACGCTGCCTTATCTTGCGCGTTTGTCATTGTGTCGAGCCGACCAATTATAAGACGGAACGCTTGTTCGTTACTGGTCGTGTTTTGCAACAGGGTCTTAAACTGAGGGTCGGATTTATTAAGGAACGTGTTCATTGTTCCGGTGTTTTGTCTAAGCTCGCCCATACGCTTGGACAAAGCACCAAGGCCGCTATCAAGTTGCCCCTGACTGATACCTGCCAGATCAGTCGCGACCCGCAACTCTTGGAGAGCGTTGGTGCTAACCCCGACCATGTCGGCGGTCTTTGCGATTTCGTCGGCAAAGTTTACGGCCTTTTTTGCCGCTGCAATAAACGCGGCACCGATCGCACCGACAGCAACACCGATTGCCAACGCGCCTTTTTTAAGCGACTTCATTGCCCGGTTGACGCTGGCAAATGCCTTTTTCGTCTTATCCTCGGCAACAATGTCTGTGCGAATTTGGTTACGAGCCATCAGGTTTATCCGTAATTCGGAAATAGGCGACCCACCCGCAATATTCCTCGAATGTCATCGCTTCTATTTCGCTTAAGGTTTTATGGAGCCGATCCGCGAGCGAATACGCAGACATCGTTAGCGGATCGGCCCTTAGTTTTTTTCAATCTCGTCGAGATCGTCCGAGTGATCCATCATTTCGCCAGCTATCCGCGACACGACGCTAAAGTGCCCTATGCGTAACAGCGGCTGTTTGTCTTCAAGCGTAAACATTCGCTTGCCGCCCTCATCTTCCGCTTTTGCGATAATGACATCGACCAAGACACTGATGTCGTCGCCATTAATGCCTTTATACCAACGTCGGAGCTCTCCAAGCGTTATAGGCTTTGAGTATATAACGGTCGGTGCACCTAACTCGTCCGGCCATTCCTCAACCTCGATCATTTTACGACCGAGGTTTTCGCTATGCGCTTTTACGCGCTCAATAATGGGAGAAGCCATTAGACCGTTGAAGTCGTTAAGCCGCCGGAGCCGGTGATCGTAATCGTCGCCTCGACCATACCGTCAAATGCTGCGCTCTTTTCGACCGACGCAACAATGCCGGTGCCTTGGTAAAACGTATCGCCGGAGCTTGCGCCTTCCGGGAAAAATTCAACCGTTGCCGACGCGCCGGGTGTAAGCGCTGTTTGCGCGGTGTCGGTTTCGTCGAAATATACTTCGACGCTGCCGTTCCACGATTTCATGCCGACAGCAAATGAGCGGAAGCTATCCCCCATAGCCGACTTTTCAATTAAATCGGCTTCCTCGGTAAATGCATAAGAGCGGAGCTCGCCAATCGCATTGGACCCGACCTTTACAGTACCTTCTGAACCTGTGTGCACAGCCATTTAATTAACCTCCTTTTTAGGTTTGGCAGATTTCATTTCTGTTTTTAGTTTCCAGCCTTTGGCAATCATTGCCTTTGCTGAATGCTCAAATACTTCGACCTTGGTTCCGCCGTCCGGCGAAACGACCTCGACACGTTTGTCCATAGCGGACCCCCTAAGTTGCAGTTGTGGCGTTATTGATCGCCGTTCGGTAGACGACCGCGAAAGTCATCTTTGCCATCCCGATCGGCTTGTCGCCGTCGTCGGAATATTCAATGTCGGTTGAGATTAGCTTTGTGTCTTTTGCGTTTGCGCCTCGCGTTACGTCGGTTGCAAGCGCGGCCTCGACCTCGGCGCATATTGTATCGAGAGTATTGTCGTAGTTAGCGGTCGCTCGAACGTAGGCATCGACAATAATGTCGACCGTTCGCTCGAGGCTACGGGTCGATATAAGCGTGTCGACCTCGCTGACTTCCGCGTTTGCGTAAACACAAAGCCCCGGCAAGTCGCCATGCTCAAGCGGGTAAACCCGGGTGCGAAAAACATTGCTGCCGGTCGTTGATAGCCCGGTTACGGCAGTAACGACGTTATCGCGTATTGATTGGCGGACGTGCGGCATTTTACGCCTCGAGCTCGAGGGTTGTTATGCCCGTGCCGTCGTCTTCTACATTTCGGACAGTGTATGTTACCGAGTTAACCACGATTGCATCGCCGTTAGTCGCGCTCGACACGTCGCTAGTGCGGCAGATAAAGCGCGGGTCGTTACTTCCAACACCCACACCGTCGCCGATAGCGGCCAAAGCGTAATCTTTATCGAAAATACCGTTAATCGTTGAAGCACTGCCGCCACTAGGCGTGTAAGTCGCTGCGCTTCCGAAGTCATTGCTTGAAAAAAAGATTGCACGCTCGGTATCTCCCTCGACTGCCATCGTTATTTTTTACGACCGCGCTTTTTGAGCGGCGCAGCGCTTTCAGTTGTCAAACCGACCGATCGATCTTTGGCTTTTATTTGTTTGTCGCTAGGCGTTGCTTTGCCTATGTTAATTAGCGCAATTGCCTCATTATCATCTAGGTCGACGACGTCACCGGCTGGCACATGCACACCCTTAACGCCGCAATCACGTAAAATTTCTACTTTCATAGGACCCCCAAAAAAGTGAGGGAGAGGCCGAAGCCCCTCCCCTAGTCTTAGGTCGTAAGGTCAAGAACAGCCGCGAACGACTGAGCATGACGAACGGCGACGTCCATATCCTGATGAACGATAATCCGCACCGCACCTTTTGAACCGTTAGTGTACGGATCGACGAGCACATCAGCGGCAGAGAAAAAGCCGATCATCAATTGCGCGAAATCGCCAAAAATCATTGCCGAGCAAGTGCCGGACGTTGATCCTTTGGTTAAATCGCTGGGAACGTGTGTTGTGACACTCAGCGGGTACCCATAAAGAGAGTCCCATGGCGCATCTAGAAGCATGACGCTATCGGTCGACGACACTTTTGCCGTCTGCGCCATTTTCGACTTAACTTTTGGATTGGTCAAAAATGCAAGGTTGTCGGTGATAACAGCGTTATCAACCTCGACCTCTTTGACCAAATCGACGACAGACGCCCAAGTCGGCGCACCACCGTTTGTGCCAATCGCAACAGATCCGATACCGCTGGTTTTTGTAATGCCGGTCGGCTCGTTTGAGCCATCGCCCTCAATGGCAACATCCTCAATTTTTGCCGCAACTGCATTTAGCAGATCGTCACGTACGAGCGCTTCGACGCTTGGGTCAGACTGGATCATTAGCTTTCGCGAAATATCCGTCATAACGCCAAGGGTTTTCGGAGCCATCGTAACCTGTGCGAAAGTCTGGTTTTGCTCGGAAACAGCGTTGTTTTCCGCAACAAACCCCGCCGCTGCAACGCCTGACATTTTTGGAATTGCAACGTCACCTTGCAGACCGGTAAGGGTACGCGCACCGAGCCCAGCAACTACAAGACGAGCCCGCAGCGCTTCGATGTACTCGTTACCCAAATGATCCGTCGGCTTTAAAAATCCACCGTCGGCATTTGTACCGGCGATAAGATCACGTTGCCCCCATGCAGAGGTCGGAACGTAGAAGCCTTTTGCGGCGCGACCGGACATACGCCCGATTTCGTCACTTACTTCCCGCTCAAAACCAGCGTCGCGCCAATCGTTGTTAGCAGCGGCGTTTATTGCCCGCATGAGCGAGTAATTGCGCTGTTCTTTTGGCGCAATGTCCGGCTCGGCAACGTCTAGGGGTTTTGCGTCTCCAATAACGTCTAACAGAACGCCTCGGAATTGCTCGATCGACAGACCTTTACCAATAGCATCCTCGGCAAGGTCGCGTTTATTGTGCTTCGCACCCAAAGCTAAAATTTCGGATACGTTTTTTGAGTAAGCGGCGCGTTCGGCCTGAGCGGCTTCAGCACGCACTTGCTCAACATTAATTTCCTGTTCCATTGGTTTTTTCTCCTTGGGAATAGGGGTTGAGGTATCAGCCGATCGACCAACGCCAACAGATACATCTGCCGGGATCGATACAATCGACGTTTCTAGTGGCGTCCATCGCACAGCGCGGTACTCGACCGTCCCGTCGTCCCGCTCATCTTTGGACATTTTGTCGATGCGATATCCGACCGAGATGTTTGCTCGGATTCCATCAACGACGTCTCGAAAGACCTCGTCGGCAAGTGCGCCTTTTCCAAAGCGCACGTCCGCCCGCAACACGCGGTCAGACCCGATTTCTGTACTTTCGATAACTCCGATTTGCTGCCTTGGATCGTGGTCAAGTAGCAGCGGCGCACGACCTGAGCCAAGAAACGCAAGATCGATTGCGTCGGCGTCGTGCACTAAAACCTCGTTTCCAAACGATCGCTCGACCGGCGTCTCGCTACTAACAGCAATACGCACAGTGCGGTCGTCCTCGTCGTAATCATCGCCTTTAAGATCGGTATAGCGGTGATGTACGTCGATTGGATTAAAGCGCTCGTCTTCGACCTCTGGCGCTTCATCCATAGCTTTTTTAAATGAGATAACGATTTCCTCGTCTGTCTCGGTTACGGCGGCTATGTGCCGTTCAGCATCTAGTGTTTCCATTTGCTTCACCAAATTGTTAGCCCATGTTTGACCGGGGTCACCGCCCCATAGCGCCCAAGCAATGCGCCCGTTCGACGGATACCCGTCCTCGCCGGGGCGAAACCCGTCGGCTTGCTTGTCGACCTCATGGCGAGCGAAGAAAGAACGCATTCGCTTTACCGTTCGGATCGATAGTTCTTTTCGGTTTTTGATATCCCGCGCTCGAGCAATACCGATTGGCGTACCGCCGCGCCCAAACTCCTCACGCCAATCGAGAGCCCGTGTCGCTTCCTCTACCATGCCGTTAGTCGGCGTAGTGTTTAGGTCTTTGGCTTTATAGGTAGCCATTTATTCGACAATCGGCTCTGCCGGTCCTTTTTGACCAAACGGTTGGAACGCGAGGCTTATGCCGTATTGCTCGGCAAGTGCTTTTTCCCGCTGCACGCTTTCAAATACGTCCTCGATGTCTGAGCCGTAGTGATTGGCGACGTCTTGCATTGATAAAAGCCCGTTAGATAAGCCGGTGACTTGCGCGTTTATTTCTTTTTGCGGATCGATCCAGCTAAACCCACGCGGGCGGTAAATAACGCTATCCTGAAACTTTTCGTATTTTGTCATCGGCAAGTTAACAGATCCGCTGGTCATTGCCGCCGCTAACCATGCCTCAAAAACCGGCATAACAAAGTGATCGATCATCAATTGTTGCAGCGTGCGGTAATGGTCGCGCTCGTCTAACGCACCTTGGCGGATCGACGAATAATTTACGCTCTCTAAATCAGACGCGAGCGCTGCGTAACTAACACCAAGGCTCGACGAAATGCCGCGCAATACGGCTTTATGAAAATCACTAAATGCCGTGACAGGATGTTGCGGATCAAAACTTTGCACTGTCATGCCCGCCGGTAGCTGTTCAAAACTACCGGGCTCGGCGTTCATTATTGGCGCATGGGTATCCTCGAGGTCTTCGCCTGTGTATCCGTCGCCGTCAGGGCTTGTAATAAAGCCCATTTTCGCAGCGCTTACCCGTGCCGCGACAAGCTCGGCCTCACGATAACCGTGCAGCATTTTAAGCGCGTTGATTGCCGCTGCCATTGGCGGTGCGCCGCGTGTCTGGTGCGGGCGATCAGGCTGAAATATGTGAAGTATCTCAGAAGCCGGAACGCGGATATGCTGCCGAGCGTAACCGTTTGCAAATTCGTAGTCGCCGGGGTGCGCTTGCAACAAATGGTATGCAACGGCGCGACCAAACCCGTTTATTTCAACGCCCATTCGAACAGCGTTTCCGTTTTCGAGCTTTTTATTTAGCTCTTCATCAAGCAAGTCGGCTTCTAAAAACTGTATCGCAAAGCGATCAGGATTATTTGCGCCGTTTATTTTGCGAACGAGAACCTCGCCGTCGCGGGCGAGCGTTTCGATAACTAATCGCTGCGCGTCCGAAAAACTGAGCCGACCGTCGATCGTACAAACGCCACGCTTGCCCCAAGCTTTCCAAGCGCGTTCGATAAGCAGATTACCGGGGCCGTCAAGCGAGCCGTCGGCGTTTCGCGCTTTGCATTGGACACTGACGCCGTGCGGGCCGACGACGTTTGTTCTAAGTAACTGTAGATAACGCCTAACATATTCGTCGTTTCTCGCGAGCTCTCTGCATCTGTTGCGTAATATTCTAAGCGCGGGTTTAAGCTCGGCGTCGCTTGAGCGCGTCATGGTTGCAAAGTCGGCAAACAGGCGACCGTTATTTATGCCTGCATAGCCGCGTTTTTTTGGTGGTTTTTTGCGACGGAATCGATCGAATAAAGCCATCTAAAACCTCGCAAGTACATTTGCGCCGGACGCAATGCCGTTTTTGCTGCGCTCGCGTCGCACTTCACGCAAATATTCTGCTTTGTAGCGATCGCGCCATTCCATAAGCTCGGCAATTGTCAGCTTTGTTAACGATCGCCCGTTTATCGAGTAGCTAGAGACGTCGCCGTCCGCCCTGCCCTCGAGCACGCTCTCTATTTTTTCGACCATGATCCGCGCATGCGATCTAGGATCGGTTGTCGCGGCGTCTCTGTTAGGCACAACTTCCCATGTGCCGCTATCAAGCGTTAGGCGCTGCGAGTCTGAATTACGGGTTATGTACATTTGCCAGCGATAGGTGCCAGCGGCGTAATTAGCGGTCGTCGCGCTTGCGACCTCTATTAAATAATCGTCGCCGGACGCGCTTGCTGTTATCTCGATTTCGGTCGAGCCGGTTCCCTCGAGGCGAGCGGAATACTTTAGGGTATGCGCGCTGTTTGCGTAGTCGGCGTTTAAATCAGTGCGTTTAAATATAAGTCGATCGCCCGCAATGATGGTTTCGGGCTCTGTCGTTGCCGCGTTCGTTGTATCGAATAGATTTGCCATTATCCTCGCCACGAATTGACAAAGCCCTGCGAGCGCTGAAAGCGACGGGCTTGGTGCGGTTGCTTTATTTGTTTTGTTTCTGGCGCTGGCGCGGCTTGCTGTTTTTCAAACCTTGCGGCCAGCCTGTTTAAGTTTGTGTTTAAAAGCGCGTAGGCAGCGACTGCATAAACGCGAACGTCGAGCGCTTCGTTACGAGCTCGGGTTTTTATCCAAGCGCGTTTAGCCCGTCCGGCGCTGTATTTTGTTACAATTTTTTCTGCCGTTAGCTGACGAAAATATTCGTCGTCCCTTGTTTCTGGAAAATGACAAAAACCTGCACCGGGTTCCTCGATTTTTAGTCGACCGTAAATAAGCTCCTTAGCTGTATCGACGCCGATCGGAAACAAACGGATTTTGCCGATGTTATTTTTTGACGGACGACCGACAAGCGCTTTGCCCTCGCCGCCCATACCCTTAATCGCAAAGACGCGTCGCGCTTCTCGAGGTCGCACAAAGTTGTAAACCGCCGAGGTGTAATGTCCCCCGCTATCGATGCACGTTGCCCGAATAGGCAAGTCGACGCCTCTCGGATGTGCAAACGTCTGCCTTAGATAGTCATCGAGCTCGTTCCAAACAGCCGGAGCCGACGGGTCGCCGTAAATTACCTGATAATCGAGTGACCAAGTTTCCTCGTCGCGCCCCCAGCCGACGACCTCGAGCTCAAACCGATCGTCTTGCACGTCGACGCCCGCCGTTATTAAAACGACCTCGTCCGGCAACTGGTCGCCCCAATCCTCCCGCCGATCGGCAATCGAGCTATCTTCTATTTGCTCTCCTTGGTCTTCCCAAGTCTCGCCTAAAAACGTGTTAACCCAGACCCGCAACTGTTCGGGTAGCTTTTTTGCCTCTAAAAAATCACGCGCCGCATCGCCTAGCGGCGTCCAAGGGCTGTAAAGTCCTGACAGATGAAAGCCCGCTGTTTTGTAGTGACCTGACGCGGTCGACATCCACTCGCCGCGCTGGATTGCGCGTTGACGCGTAACGTCATCCCAAATAGAACCGCAACTTTCACAAACATAAACGGCTTCGTCAGGTTTACCCTCGGGCCATCTGACTTGCTGCCATTTTAGGAAATGTTTCTCGCCGCAGTCTGGACACGGGACAAAGTATCGGCGCTGATCGCTTTCCTCGAACGCCGTTTCGATTCTAGACGACCCCCGGATTGTAGGTGTTGAAGTAAGTACAAGTTTCCGATTGTGGAAAGTTGCAGATCGTTTTTTTGCAAGCGATACGGGGTCGCCCTCTGACCCGGCACTAGGCGGGTAACGATCGATTTCGTCGGCCAATACAACGCGGATTGGGCGCGACGCCAAGCTCGACGGGCTGTTCGACCCTGCGACTGTAATGTGACCACCCGGAAACCCCTTGTGTAACGTTGTGTTGTTTGCGTCGCGAGCGCGAGCGTCTTTTACTTTACCGGCAAGCGCTGGCGTGTCGCGTATCATTGGCGCTAGGCGGTCTTTAGAAAACGCTTGTCCCATCGCCAAGGTCGGTTGCAAAACCAAAATCGGCGCGGGATCGTGACAGATATAAAAGCCGATCGCGTTTAACAAAACCTCAGTTTTGCCCACTTGCGCCCCTGACATGAAAACAACTGTCTCAATGCGCGGATCAGACATTGCGTCCATAACGCCGCGCTGATACGGCGCTCGGTCAGTGTTCCAATGTCCGGGCTCGCTACTCGCCTCGGGGCTTAATCGCCTTTCGAGGTCGGCCCACTCGCTTATTGTGAGCTTTGGCGGCGGCTTCATTTTTTGCAGCGTTAATTTTTTCAAAGCCGTCAGGCTCGTCGAAATCTCTTGCGATTTCTCCGAGCGCTTCAAAGATGCCATCCTCTATTAGGTCCTTTACGGTTGCGAGCTCAGTCTCGACGCTCACCATCGGCGCGAGTTTTGTCGGCACTGCAAGTATGCGCGTGCGGACGCTTGATAAAACCGAGTCCCATTGATGCTGCACCTCGTCGACACTGACAACGTCAGCCCTTGCCTGAGCAAGTTGTATCTCGGCAAGCTCGGCCTCTGCGTTAAGTTTGCGCTTGCGTGCGTCCTCGAGGCTTACAACTCCCTCGCCAAGGCTCCGATCGCGCAAATAGTGGATATAAGCCTTTACGACGGGCTCTAGTTCGTATCGCCCACGCTCTGTTTTAGGCAAAATATCCTTTGCACAAAGTTGCTGAACGCGGCGCTCTGACAGGTCGAGAATGCTCGCAATTTTTTTTAGGCCGTAAGTTGCGCTCAAGAAACGAACCCTTTTCAAAAATTC